TTGTTAATAAGATTGATATCCTTGACCAGGTTGGTGTGTATAGATACATCCAAAACTCTAAAGAGCATGATGCTGGTAGCAGGCTTGGTTTGATTGACGCAATTGTCAATGCACTGCCAGATAATGTTAAGGTCATATTCTCAGATACTCCACATTCGATATAAATATTCGTATAACCTCGGAGAGTGTATATGAAAAAATTACTACTACTAACACTTCTAATTTTAGCACCAACGGCATATGCCGACCAAGAGGATGAGAAGATTCTAGGAGCAGTTGCAGGTGGATACCTTGGCTCCACTATAGGTGGTGGCGATGGTAAGACAATAGCAACAGTATTAGGGGCTATTATAGGCTACAATGTTGGCCCACAAGTACTAGGCAATAGTCAAGGCTACACATATGGCTACCATGACAGGAGTTGGAGACAACCAAGATATAGACAGGCTGATGTCTATAAGCTATGTGACCGCAGGAATCCTTATCCTAAAGATTCAAGATTCTATTGGTCATACAACAGAGGTTGTGTGCAACGTCTAAGCGAAGAGATTAGAGAAATGGAGCAAGATGCATATGAACAGGGTTACAGAGGACAATAAGTTAGAGCTTTACGAGAAGTTAATTAAAAAGCTCAATGTACCAGAGGACAGGAAGGCCGCTACGCCACTGAATGCAAGATGGTTTATAAGAACAGGATACGTTCAAAACAGAAACAACCCGGTAGTGGACCAAGTGTTGGAATTGGCAAGAAAGATCGCCTAGGGAGTAATATTATGTACCATGAAAGTGTATTGAAACCTCGTGAGCGAATTCACTTTGATCCTTCCAATAAGGATCACGTTGAAGACTATGCAAACTTCTTGAAGAACGCCAACTGGAGAGATGGTTGTAAGTACTTACTTGAGCAGCCTTACCAGGATATCCCTACAATGATTAACAATAAGTTAATTAGGCATTTCTTAAAGCCATTCATTAAATGAATAAGTTTGAAGAGTACATAAAAAAGTACGAAGAAATACATTCTGGCAAATCAAAATTTGTTTCTGTATATAATGGTGAGATACAGAATGTACACAATGATGAATGCATGTTTGGAGATGGTGTTGAATTTGTTAAGAAGGTGTTTCCCTTCATTACAAATTTAATTGAGCAAAAACAGAGAGCAGTTACAATACTTGATTATGGATGTGGCCAAGCACTCCATACCTATAACTCCAACTACAAGTATCATAAGAACATTCCTAAGCTGATTGGAAATACCATCTTTTCATTTTTTAATGGTATGATTCAATCATACTATTGTTATGATCCAGCAGTAAAGAAGTATTCTGTTAAACCTTCACCTGGAACTTTGTTCGATTTGGTAGTGCTAGCAGATGTTCTAGAGCACATACCGGAAGAATACGTTGTAGATGTAATTAAAGAAGCAGCCTCTTATTGTAAGAAAGATGGCTATATTATGTTCACAATTTCTGGCAATATAGCCTATAGCCATTTTCCCAACGAAGATGGTTCACCGGGCGAGAATGCTCACATAACAAGAAAGTCACAGGATTGGTGGTTTGATACAATTGCCAACAGCATTGGTGACTTAACTTTTGTAATGATGTACACCAACAATGATATCTTCAAAGAGACAAACAATCAAGTAAATTGTAGAACAACAATTAGAAATACACCCAACTTTACTATTCCACCTGGTTTACAATATAAGAGGGTGACTAAATAGTAGTATGGTTGCATTATAAGAGATTGATATGAACAAGCTAGACGAATATATTATTAGGTACCAAGGACTCCACGATGGTACAGACCCATTTCTAATGGGTAATACCCAGATTAAAAATAATACTGTTGTTGGCCAAGGCAAGATAATTTTTGATGGGTCCCAACTAGGCAAAAAGCTGCCACCATTCATTCAACAAGTTATTGATAACAAGCAACGAGCAATCACCCTTCTTGATTATGGATGTGGTAAAGCACTCCACACATTCCTTCCACTCAAGGAACACGGATCAAGAACATTGATTGCTCGTTTTGATGGAATGATTCAATGTTACTATTGTTATGATCCAGCCGTTAAGCAATATAGTGTCAAGCCTCCATCAGGTATGGTATTTGACCTTATTTGCTGTGCCGATGTCATGGAGCATATTCCGGAAGAGTTTGTTGAACATGTTCTTACAGAAGTAGCTAATTACACCAAAGATGATGGCGTCGCTATGTTTACTATTTCTGGTAACCCAGCTAAGAAGTCATTTAAGGATGGTGAGAATCTTCATGCAACAATCAAACCTGTTGAATGGTGGTTAGATTTGACACTCAAGGTATTTGGTGATAAATCATTTTTATTGTTCTATAATAATGAGACGAAGAATGATGAGCCCATTCTATTCAAGTACCACAACTCATCAAAGTATAACTTCTGGAACTTCACTGAATATAAACCAATGGTTGGTGCGTATAAGAGTGAGCCGGAGGAGGTATGAAGACAAAGGTAAAGCTCTTCATAGGCCACGATAACAAGCAGTCGAGTATATGTGATGCTTGTAGACTCTCAGTTCAAGATCATTCAGATATTGAAATTGACACAATTCACTTAAACTCCTTACAGGGTAAAGGTTTGTTTTGGCGTCCCCAGGCTGAAGGTAGCACAGACTTTGCCTTCACGAGATTTCTAACACCATACCTCAAGGGGTTCTACGGTTATGCTATCTTTTGTGATAGTGATTTTATTTGGAACTGTGATCCTTTAGAATTATTGGATGCAGTAGATCAAAGTAAAGCTGTCAGTGTCGTCAAGCATAACATTAGCCAAGAACAAATCAAGCCATTTAAGATGGATGGCCAAAAGCAAAGCTGGTACCCAAGAAAGAACTGGTCATCTCTTATGGTCTTTAATTGTGATCATCCATTCACAAAAAGACTCACGCCTCAGGTAGTATCAGAATCACCAGCTGGATATCTACACGAATTTAAATGGTGTGATGATAAAAACATTGGTTCTATTCCACATACATATAACTACCTGGTTGGATATTATAACGATATCGAAGACCCTAAGGCCATTCATTTTACTGATGGTGGTCCATGGCATCCGGGGTATGAGAATGTTGAATTTGCTGATAGGTTCAACTTCTATAAACAAAAACTAATAGACAAATACGGAAGATTCTAATGTGGAATGAAAGGCTTAATGACAAGTTCACAAATAGACTGATTGGCTTTTGCCAGAATAAGAGAGTGCTTATTGTTGGCAATGCTGTATCACTTTTCAATGAGCCTCGTGGTGACTTTATTGATAGTTTTGATGTTGTTGTTAGATTAGGCAAGGGTTATCCATGGCCTGAATTTAAAGAATATCTTGGTACAAAGTCAGATGTTTGGGTCCTCTCAATGTTGAGGGCTAATCATTATAAGGACTTCGAGGATACACCTTATAAGGTGTTGAATATATCACAGCTTTCAATATATGATAGAGACAGAACAACTACTACAATTTCAAAACACTTCTTCGAGAGTGGGTTTGAGTTATATAAAGATTACTTCTTAATGGGCAATATTAATCAGACACGTGCTCTTATCAAGAAGGCATACGGAAAGGTTGATATGAAAGAGAGAGCATCCCAAGGTGCTCTAACACTAGCATACTTCACAAACATCATTCGCTCATATAGCGAACTTCATGTTATAGGCTTTGACTTCTTTGAAGGTAAAGTAAGATATGAGTTGCAGGGCCATGTTAATGAAGTAAGCAGCTTTCACTTACCTGTACCATCTGTTAAGGGTATTAATTCAAACCCACATGCTGGTCTATATACAGGTGGGCATCCTGATAAGGACTACATACTCAAGTTGAAGGAAGAAGATAAAATCATTTTTCACGAGATGAATTCTATCCCACAAACACCTGAAATGAAAGAACGAATTGATCTATTAATGAAAAAGTATAGAACAAAAGGTATATTTCTAGAAGCTGAGACAGCTGAGTTCACAGGAGCTGGCGGAAACGAAATAATGGAAGCATAATATGAAACTTGTTATTGAAAGAAATGAAACAAATAAAAATTCCAAAGGTGGAACTGAGTTGATGGCTGAGGGTCTTGAGAAGTATGTTGATAAAGACCTTCTAAGCAAATTTCAAGTTATTCCATCAAGAGTCAGGGATATTGATCCTGATAAGATTCCCATTTTATGGTTACACGACTTACCATGGGATCCAGAGTCTACTAAGCTAAAGGATCCAGATTGGCGAAACCAATTCAAGAAGATTGTATTTGTTTCTCACTGGCAACAGCAGATGTACCACACCGTTCTTGGTGTGCCTTATTCACAAGGCATTGTAATTAAGAATGCAATTGATCCTATCCCAAATGAATTAATTAATAAGGGTGAAGTAGATCAATCAGATATACGGTACGGTAAAGTAAGACTAATCTACCATCCAACACCTCACAGAGGTCTTGAGATTCTTGTTCCAGTGTTTAATGAAATGTTGAAGTACCATCCCGATATTCATCTCGATGTCTTCTCAAGTTTTAAATTGTATGGTTGGGAAGAACGCGATAAACCATACCAGGAGTTATTTAAAGAAATTCAGCAACATCCAAACATGACATATCATGGCACAGCATCACAAGAAGTTTTGAGAAAGGCTATTGGCGAAGCTCATATTTTTGCCTACCCATCTATCTGGCAAGAAACAAGTTGTTTATGTGCCATCGAAGCAATGTCAGCTGGCTGCCTAACAGTTACATCATCCCTTGCTGCATTGCCAGAGACATGTGCCAATTATGCTCTAATGTATAACTACACAGAAGATGTTAATCAGCATGCTAATATGTTCTTTAAAGTGTTGTACCATGCTATTGATGTTACGAAGCAAGGATCTGCTAATAACTTCTTGAGAGCACAGAAAGAGTACTTTGATAGAAATTATGCTTGGGATTTGAGGAAAGATGAATGGACATTCCTGCTAAATTCGCTTCTATAAAACCAAACCTGGAAGAACTAGTACCACACTTTACTTGGAGAAAGCATCCGATGCTTCCTGAGTTAGAGATGTTCTGTCTTCCTAAAAAGAATGATGATGTTAAGAAGCTTCTTCAAGATAATGATCATTCTTGGCAATGGCCATATCTATGGGAATGTGGTGTAGCACTTAGTAGATGGGTTCTTGACAACGCTGACGTTGTTAAAGATAAAGTTGTTTATGATTTAGGTACAGGACAGGGAACAGTGGCAATCGCTGCTAAGAAGGCAGGAGCTAAGATTTCAATTGGTGTTGATTGTTGTGTGTTCAGTGAATTCACAGTGGCAGCCAATAGCCATCGCAATAAACAAAATGTAGCTTCATATAATGTAAACATCTTTGAAGCCAAGATCGCCGAGCAGTCGGTTGTGTTTGCATCTGATCTTGTTTACGGCCAATCATCTAGCCAAGCTCTTTTAGATAAGTTGGCTGAGCTTGGTGAAACGTCAACTGTCATCATTGCTCAGTCTGGTCGTCAGAATCCACCATACGAAATCAAGCATGAAGCATTCCATCATCTTATGTCTTACGATGTCCCATGCTTTACACCAAGCCTAGAAGCTGTAGAAACTATGCCAGTTTCGCTGTGGACCTGTAACTCCTTGATTCTACAGGGATCGTAACTTACTGATTCTACAGGGATTTCTAAAACACGTGTAACTCCTTGATTCTAAAGGAGCCGTTGCTGTTGCATCTATTGACCAACAGTGTATAATGGACGGCATGGAAAGCAAACAACAAGTACGAATCGGTGACGTCGTCAAGAGCCTTGACTTCGTCGGTGTCAATGACTGCTACTATGTCGGCCTCATCGTCGGCATCAGTGAGATGGATAGCACGTTCCGTGCTAAGGCAATCAAGCGTGTGTGGCAGGGTCAGACTGACAAGAAGCCGCTCTCTGACTACTTCACTGCTCCGCTTCCTGGTCACGAGTTCTTCGATGACCTCGCTGATGAGAAGGGTTGCGAGCCGCGCATCCAGGTGCTTGCCTAATGAATATCAGCGAAGCAGTTGAGATTATTGAACAGCAAGCCAAGCGTGACGGTGTTGGTGTTCTCGAACTTCTCGAGACGATTGACAGGTATGGTGCTCTTTGGTATATCCAGGAAGCCAAGTTGGGCATCGAGTTCCTTACCGCATTCAACATCTTCATGGATGCTGGTCGTAAGATGTTTGCAAAGGTGGAAGCGTAATGAATATCGCTAAGACTATTCTCTCTCAGATCAAGACTATCGACAGTTGGGCGCTCGGTGCCTGGGGTGCGAAGGACTTGGTCGCCATGGAAGATGGCCTGAAGTTCAAGACTTCTGGCATGACACCCTGGAAGGGCTATGTGTATGTTAAGTACAACGCTGTCCCTGACCTCTATGAGGTTCAGTTCTTCCGTCTTCGCAAGATGCGAGTCGAGGGCCATGAGGTCATCGTTGACAATATCGTCAAGGATGTCTACGCGCCTGAGCTCGTTAGCGTTATTGATAAGTTTGTAGGCTAATGATGAAAACTGTTATGGTTCTTGATGTACTTGAAATGCAGGTTCTCGAGATGTTCTTTGAAGACTACCTCGATAAGGAGGTCATTGCCGAAGAACTTGGCATTCCGCTCGCCCAAGTTCGTCGCATCATTCGAGATTACAGGAACGGCGAGTATAAGGTCCGCTAATGCAGATCCCTTCTATAGGTTCTCTCGTTAAGGTAACGACTCGGTATCCGAGTAATGTTGCTGGACGAGAATGGGATGATAACACTCATACAGGTAGGGTCGTACCGATTCCTGTATACTGGAAGAACGAGGTTGGTAACACGTTTGCCGTTGAGACCGGTCGCCATTATCATCCCATCTCGCTCATCTATACTCATAGGGTCATTGACCTTGAGATCCTAGAAGGTAAGGCTCTTAACAAGACTGAATTTAGTAAATTACTAACTATTGAATGCACTGTTGCCGGCAGTAAGGGTAACGTGTATAATGTAATGTCCAAGGGCGGCAAATGGTCCTGCACTTGTACAGGTTTCGAATTCCGTAATCAATGTAAGCACATAGCACAGGTAAAAAGTAAGATTTATGGCAAAGCAGCGTAACGATTCTCTTGCTCGAGCACTCGGCCAAGAACCGACGTTTACTGAACCTACCAAGTTGAACCTCATTGAGGCTCTTAACTGGTATAACTATAACAGCGATGACGGCAACTATAAGATTTGGTTGCGGCAGTTCCTCGCCCAGCAGAAGTCGTTCTCTAAGAGCGACATTGCCAAGGCTACGAGTGGTGATGTGCCTCGTGCTATCGCTGCCATCGCCCGAATGGAATCTCGTGGTGTAGCAACTGGCGAGCAGGCTCGTGTCATTGCCTTTGCAATGAAGGCAATTGAATCCTCTACCTATGTGGAAGAGGAAGATGTTGTACCGACCAATGTGATTTCGATTCGTGACCGTCTGAAGGAGTCTTGTACTCCGTATGTCGCTTGGATCGATCAGCAGATCGATAACTTCATTGCTGGCAAGTCATACGATGATAACATCTATGACTACTTGAATGGCCAAGGCTGTAAGGCTGGCCACGCTCGCGTGATTCGAGAAGCGTTTGAGTTCAACTTTAACGAGATGGCTCTACTCAAGGATGGCGACCCTGCTGTTGTCGAATGTTATGAGGCCTATGGTAAGAAGGCTATCAAGGTCCTTGTTGCATTCTACGAGAAGTTGGAATCTGATCTTGCTCAGCTTGAGCAGACTAAGAAGGCTGCTCGTGTCCGTAAGGTCCGTAAGCCAAACGTCGAGAAGATGTTGTCGAAGGTCAAGTACCTGAAGGAGTCTACTGAATTCAAGGTTGGTTCAATTCATCCTCAGAAGGTTCTTGGCTCAGAGCAACTTTGGGTCTTTAATACAAAGACCCGTCAGCTTGGCCGCTATGTTGGTAGCAACATTCAGTTCAAGCGTTCGAGCCTTCTGAACATTGACCTTGAGCAGTGTGTGTCTAAGAAGCTTCGGAAGCCTGAGGAGTTCCTCAAGGTTGTAATGAATGC